GGGGAACATGGTCGTGCGCAGAAAAGAATAGTCCTAACTATCCAATCCCTGTAGCGAATCCTCTCGAAGTTCTACATGTTCTTGCAAGGTAGTTATATTTGAAACATATAACCTAAAAATACTTGCTGCATCCCTAGAAAATTCTCGGTGTATTTATATACTTAGCGAGTGGACTAATTAACTATAAGGCTGGCTGTAGAATTCCCAAAAGAATTCGTACTAATCGCACGGTTCCTCTGAACCCCTTTCATTATACTACTCAATTAAGTGGAAATTAATTGCTTCAGATGGAATCACAACCTTTTAAAGGATATAATTCCCTAAAGTCTGTTCTCAGTTCCCGCTTACTTGCTTTTCGAATACCGACCTCTATTGCCAACCAATTGACTAAGCAAATAGTTGATTGGGTCAAATACCACGGGGAGGAATGGACTGTAGATCGCTTGAAAAAGCTTCGAATTCTATTCCTTTCACGCATTTCAGGAGAAACAAAGAGTTTTCCTTACATCGCTACTAACCGTATCGGTAACCCAAGAGGTGCGTTCAGTTGGTTATTTAAAAATAGTCTTGGGAGCACACGGGCTATCGCCCGTGCTCTTAAGGTCTTGACTTGCTACAAATTCTTTGTTAGAAAATGTATGCAGCCGTCACTTAAACAAGGAAAGAAGTTTTTTGACTCCTTATCCCGTGACGTGCCTACTGGTGATCCCTCTATACAGTCTTTTTTGAAAAAACACTTAAAAGACTACCTAGGGGATGGAGAAGATGTTTTCAAAAATCTTCCCATTATCAAGACCATCCGTAGTGTCCAACCAACTGATTTATGGTATTCTGATTCATTTGTACCCGGTCACATGACATATTCTGAACCAAGGGATATGACGTGGCTTAGTTGGTGTTCATCACCTTCTAAACGTACCCGGAAACTTGATCATTCTACGCTTCTTCGGTCCACCTCTCTTTATGAGAAGGACCTCACTTTTGAAGAATTTGTACAGCCTTATGCAAAGTTTTGCACAAGGTCACCCAATGGGTCTAAGTACATGCAGATTCTGGAGAAGCGTCTTCCGGGTATCGATTCACAGCAATTGCTCCTTACGTACTCCATCCGGAGTGTTAACGCAGGTTCCGCAATTGCACTAGCGAAAAAACTTTTACAAGCTAATAAAGCTAGTCCCAAAGTGGATACTGGTTCTGTTGCGGGCTCCGTCTCGTTTATACAAGAGCCAGGGTACAAATGTAGAGCGATCGCCAACCCATTTAGGGTGTATCAATGGCTCACGTGCCGTTTAGGAACTACCCTTTTTGGAGCTCTCCGCAGGACCCCTAACGACTATACCTTCAATCAAGAAGGTGGTGTTAGGCGGGTCCAGAGAGCATTACAGAAGTCATTAAAAGTCTTCTGTGTAGATCTGTCCGATGCCACTAACAACTTTCCCATGGTGACTTCATCAGAAGCCGTTAAGGAAGGCCTTAAAGATCCAGACATTAAGCTTGAGCTTTCTCTTTTCGAAGAGGTCTCTCGCATGTCGTGGGAAATCCACGGGTCAAAGGCTAGAAGCGTAAAATGGACAGTGGGTCAACCTCTTGGACTTTTTCCAAGTTTCGGGCACTTCGCCGTAGGGCATCACGCTCTATTGCAAGCTTGTTCGATTATCGCAGGTTACACGAGTGACTTTCCGTACGCCGTCTTAGGAGACGATGTCGCTATTTGGGATGAAACGGTACATTCTTTGTACCGTGAATTTCTGGATAGCGTTGATGTCCCCGTTTCCGAGGCTAAGTGCTTTTCTAGTACTAAAATGGCAGAATTTGCCGGTCGTACAATCACACCCAACCAAGTCTACGTTGGCCATCGTTACGGTTTGATAAACGACTTAAACGTCGTATCCCTCGCGCGTGAAATCGGAGCAGGCCTTGAGAAGCTCTGCAATAACGATTTCCAGCGATATGTGGTAAGGACCCTCAAGTATATACCTGAGCCTATCGGTCTGGGATTCAATCCCAGAGGTTTACCAATTTCTGAGCGGGTTCGAGATTTATTAGCTTTCCACACGGAATGCGAACGACCTCCCCTTCAGAGGAAATCGGACTTATCCGTTGAGCAGCAGCTTCACAGAAATCCTCGCCTTTGGGGCAAGGTTGTGAAGGGAGATTGGATGGTACCAACCATCCAACGATCTAGTTTCTCACCTAGACCTCTTTTCAGCCTTTTAGGAGATCTTTACAAGATTGGGCTGCCTGTTGGGAATACCTTAAACCACTGGTATGAGCATCATGTCGTCCCCTCCCATTACGGAATGGGAGGTCCAATTGACATGAACATTGTCAAGGACTTCTATGCTCTGCCATTTGATGTGGGCATTTTCCAAAGGAATCCGCTTTTTGCGGTGACCTCCATGGTTAACAGACTTAATCGTCTGAATGTGGCTATCAAACCCAGATAAGATCTGTGTTCGTTTTGTGAGCGGGATCCTGGTATTTTGCAACCAGGTTATTGGTGG